CTAAATTTCTTCTATTAGTTTTATTATTTTCCTAGATTCAGTATCTAATATGGTCAGTAAATTACCATCTACATTTTTCTGCCCCTCATAAAGCACCAATTTTAAAGATTCTCGCATAAATGCAATGCTTATTAAAGTGTCCCCTAAATTCAATGTGACCTTACCTAATTTTTCATAAACTAAAATCAATCTATTTAAATCTTTTTCGAGGGTATTCAAAGATTGATCAATCAAATATCGGGAATTCGATATTTCTCTTTGATTAGTATTTATATCATGTACCTCTATATCTAAATGTGATAGTAATTTATTAATTCTACCTTTTATTTGCTCTGATTCACGATATAACGACTTTTTTCTTTTATAGTTCTGATACATATCAAAACTGATATTTGAAAAAATACCTAAAATTGAACCTAGCAGCAGACTCAACCAAGTTGGAATTCCATTGTTCATGTTATTAATAGCTTCTAACAGTTGTTGAAATTGCACATCAGTCATACAAACCACTCCCAAACTTTTACTATAATATAGCATAGTTTAGAAAATGTTCCATATTGTTTTGGTGTTCCAAACAGTTCCTACGCTAACCATTTCATTAGCCGAGTATGACCAATAAACCTTATTGTAGTCATGTTGCTGATTAATAAAATTACGCATCTTATCAAAATTATCAACGTCCACACTCATACTCACTCCAGTTAAATCGCTAAATATTTTAATTTCCGACACGCCTGCCGTCATTTGACGTGTTGGCAAGCTAGTATCAACAGTAGACAAATCATATTCCGTGTATTCATCATTTCTAATTACTGATGTTGAAAATTCCGGTTTAATTGGCAACATAGATACATACGGATATACAACTTCTAAGTTTTCTAGCCACTCAAATCTTTGTTTTAATAGCAATTCATTATTTGCAAAAATATAGTGGCGTGTGAAATTTAAAAATTGGTCATCTTGTGTACCTTGTTTAATTAAGTATCCTTTAACTAGGAATTCAAACTTTTCAGCCTTGAATTCCCCAGTTGTGATCTTCTTATTATCTACAAACATTATAATATTCGTATATTTTTCATATCCGTGCATCGTACCCATGAAGTCCGGTAAATCTTTTAGACTTATTGCAGTCTCCCAAGCCCCATTATTTACAATCGACTGACCTTTTACTTTACAGTCGGTTATCCGCCAGCTATCGTAATTTTGAGTAATACCGCCGTCAGAAAATGGTATCTGTCCATGCGTTAAAGTATACATAGTGTCTGCCATTTTAACTGTAATTTCAGTGTCCGTAGCATTCACATTTATTTTAGTAGAGATTTCAGTAATTTCTGAAGCTGGTAAAACTATGTCGTTGGTAAATTGATATTTTTCTTGGTTGTAACCATCATAAAGTGGCTCTGTGTATGCGCCCTCCAACACTTCGACATAAGCATCAGTATACCTAGAAGCCTGAATAACAACTGATTTATCGTTCGAATCACTCGTAAGCTGATAGTAATTTTCATTAATTGGTCCTGATTTAACAGAACCATCTAAACTTAAATTACCAATATGACTTTTAATTTGAGCTGCAGTCATGGTTGACGTTGCTAATTTAAAGTAATTAACACCATTTTCCAAAGCTTTATTTGGATTAATTACAGAATATATAACGTTTGGTTTAATGTCTAGAACAATAATTCTACCTTCTGTGTTTAAGATTGTATGCGATCCGTCTAAATATTTTCCTTGGATATACATGCCATCAAAAAGATTAGGACTCATAGCTAACTCGAGAAAACTAAATTTTTCTGGTTTTAAGCTTTTAGTTTTTATGAGTTTTCCGTCCACATCGGATATTAGAGAACTACCTTCTATTTTCACATCATCAGAAAGTGTGACTTCTTCTACATCTGAACTAATATCGGTTGTGCCAAATAAAATTCGCCCACTCTCCAAACTACTTGTAGCTAGCGAAATATAAGCCAATTCCGCAACACCAGGAATGGTAATTGCACCAGCAGGAGAATTTACACTCGTAGCTTCACTTTGGATATTATTACCATTCTTGTCCATAAAAAGCACACTTGACGGCACACTTCGGTATAGATTACTCTCACCGCTCACATTTATCGGTTCTAGCGAAACATAGCCATCAATTTTTGTCTTGGTAATACCAGAGCTATTAACTGACCACATATAGTTAACTGAGTAAGTAAGTTTTTTAAGTAAATTTTTTGGCGTGTATATAAAATCCGTTTTCTCATAAGTGACCGAATTGTTGGCTAATTTCGGCGTATCCACGGCACCATCTTTAATCTCAATCCCTTGATAGTCACCAAAATCTTCCCATGCTGTACCATTCCAAACATATATCTTAGCTGGGTCAGTTTCACGAACTAAGGCAACTCCAGGAGCGCCATTCGGATGTGTAGCAACGAGCGCTGCTTTCGTTTCAAAAAACAGGCTTGGTCCACCGTCTAGTAAAGTAGCTACCCAACTGTCGAATTCAGATTGGGAAACTGATTCTTGTAGTTTTCTTGCCCATTCAAGAGCCCCATCTGGGTCTAAACTTAAGTTGACACCAAGCTGAATAATCATTTCTGCAAGTTGTGCTAGAGTCTCCGAAAAGTCTGTGAGATAAGCTTTCTCACGGATATATTTAGGCACATTAGTTATCTTGATACCATTGACTTTTTCGTCTTCAGATATACGGCTAAAATCCATATTATTATTTGCCAAATTTATCAGCTCCTTTTAAATTAAAGTAAAAAGACCAGCGTTAAACTGGTCTAGGTAATGTTGTCGTATTATCTCCAGTAATGCCCAAGTAGCTTTGCGGATTGACCGTATTCCCACCACTGTGGAAGTTTCCATCAGGACTAATTTCAAAGTGTAAATGTGGTGCGTAATCTCCGCCTGTACCACCAATTACACCGATAACGTCTCCCGCTTTTACAGTCTGGCCAACTGATAAACTGATTGACTTCAAGTGCATGTAGTTAGACCAGTAACTGTCAGCAGTATGTTCTACGTACACAGCATTACCAATTCCACCCGCCATAAATTCAGCCTTACGGACAACGCCATCAGTTGTTGCGTGAGCTGTGTAGTTTCTATCGCCATTAGTGCCGATGTCATGACCACTATGCAGCACACCGTCACGCATGCCATAGGTCATGTCATATTCGATTGAGCCAACTGCTTTACCTTCACGAACGAAAAAGTTAACGCCCTCCAGAGTGTAGTCTACTGGGAATACACGACTGGTTGCATATCCATTTTCGTCTGTTGGCGGTGTTGGTGGTACTTCAAGATTTTGGAGTCTTTTCTCAAAGTCAGGTAGTACCACGTCGGTTAAATTAGTGTAGTTGCTAGATAAATCACCAGTCAGTGTTGATACGGTTTTCAGTCGTCCAGCGAGTAACTGGTTTGCTGTCTGTAATTGTTGTTGAAGAGTAACCGCATATTTCACTTGTCTGTTTAAGTCGAGCTGGATATCAGTGTACGATTCAAATAAATTACCGATAGCAAATTTATCATTCTCAGGCACGTTAATATCAATGGTTTTCTTGATAATTCTTAGCGTTTCATCTACACCCATAACTGGGTTAACCAAATGATAATACCAGCCACATTCGAATGCATCGATGTTCTGATTAATTAAGCTTAAATCATAGGCTTCAACAACGTACTGAACTAAAGTCGTTTTCTGGTTCTCCATAAATCGTTTAGCAGTACTTAATAGCGTTTCAGGTGTCGTTACATCGTCCCAAATTTTAGGCACGGCCTTTTCACCGAATTGTTTGATTAATTCAGGATTATCGATATAATCCAGTCCATTATTCACACTTTCAATGGTTATACGTTGTTGACTTGCATCTGTAGCATCCGGATCATCACTTTCAATCCTGGTACCTAGTGGCACCAGTCTAGGAATTACATCAGTCGGATCTATATCACGACTCATAGATTTTAAATTGCTTCTTAGTCTGATTTCAGTTGTTCCAAAATCACCATCAAAGTTTAAATAATCTAGGTATCTGACATTACCCTCTTTACGAACACGCAACTCCCCACCCAAGTTATCAACAAGCGTTCTTTCGATACTGTCTAATGTAGTTTCGTCTTGCTTTAGATAAAAGTACAGATAATTATTAGGATCTTCTACTTCCACAATTCCAACCTCAAATTTTTTATAATCTTCAACCATCGAATTGTGGCGATTAACTTGTGTTTCAAGAGCTTGCTGGACTGTTCCTCTAAATTCAACATGTGCCTGTACACTATCCGTTAAATAAGCAAGTTCACCTTCCGCTTTAAAATCATTCAAGATTATGCCATCAACATCCATGCTATCGGAATAATCTAGCGCTCGTCCTTCAAACTCCATCTTTTTTGTTTTGGTATTAAATACAGTTATCAAAGTTCTGTATGGTTGAACCTTTCCAAAAGCTGGGTTATCAGGATAAAAGGAAAAAGAAAAAGTAGGAATTAGTCCTACTTCTTGATTTATTTTTCCATTTTCCAGCTTTGTTCGTCCACTTCGGTGTGTGTGGATAGTAATTCCTGTAGCGTCATCAGGGCCATCATATATTTTAACTTGATACACCTAAATCAACTCCTTATGGAAATTGAAACTGATATTCAGTGTGATATTAGCAATATAGATTTTCATCTTGTTTATGCCCGTTTCCAACATAAATTGGTCAGTTTCATATACGCCAGGTTGCAGGTTGTAAATTTCATCATCTCTAACAATAGTTACGGAACTATTCGTTGTGATAATTGGTGCAACATCTGAAATACCAGGGTTAACCAAAACTACATCTAAGTACTCAGTTTGAGCTTGTACAATATCCTGCTCTAATAACCATTCATTATGATTATCCAGCTTATAAGCTATTTGAGATCTAGATTGACTTACAGTTTTTTTATCAACGATCTTGTATGTATAACCGTGAAAACCTGGGTTAATTTTAGTTCCGGTACCTGTATCAGTTTGATAAACAGTAGCCCATGCTCCATACGTGGCATAATCCCCAATATTTAGTTGTTTGAAGTTCGTCCAATTAGATTTAAAAGTGAAATTAGTTTGCTGTCTTACATCTAATTTCGTATTCATAAATGCTACTAGATCATGTCCTTCAGGAAGACTTGAAACTCTAAATGGGTAGCATGAGAATGTGAAACTCATAGCACCAGAAAACTCAAATTCTTCAAAGGTTGGCGCATTATCAACTTCTGCCATGAAATAATATTCTGGCATCATCGAATAGGTTAGAGATGAGCGTTCTGTAGTACTCATTAACCAGTTAGTGAATTGTGTCCAGAAAGACCACTTATCACTATGGCTAAGATACTCAAACCCTGGAAGTGTTACTTTCGCGTCTATATCTCGGTCACTGTATAGCTGTTCACCATATATGGTACTGAAATCTAGCGTTTTATTCGTATGAGGCAAAGGAACTCTGTTCTTGGCTTTCGACGGCATTTTTACACGGAAGTAATTCAGAACTAATCCAAACTCTTCCGTGCTTTTGCCATTGAAATAGAAATTTCTAATATGTTGATTACCAATCACTTGCTAGCCTCCTTTGCTTATCTCTAGATTTCTTACCTAGTTCATCATCCATTGGGTTTTTAGTTACTTTAGCAATTGTCTTTCCGTCTATTTGAATGACAACAGTATCGTCTTTTTCTAAAAGGCTATGCAATTCATCTTTGATTTCTTGTAATAACATAGCTAACTGTTCTGAACCAATATTCATAGTATCAGCAATACCTTGACCGATACCGCCAAGCGTTTCACGGTTTAAAGGTAAAACTGCTTCTTTACCAGCTTCTCCACCTACCATGACATCGTTGCCATTCATACCAAACGCCATAGCCTTGGTTAAAATACCACCGTCTTTATACCATTCAACCCCAAACTTAGGAACTGATGGCGGATTAAGTGAGAATTTACCGCTAAAACTAAAGTGTGGCATTTTTAATTCAGGTAATTCCCAAGTGAAGTTGAAGAAACTCTTCATCTTATCAATAGCAGATTTAACCGCATCTTTAGCAGCATTAATTGGTGTTGTAATAGCATTTTTAATACCGTTCCAAATACTTGTAACAGTTGATTTCAAGCTGTTAAAAGCACTGCTTACGCCTGATTTAACACTATTAGCAATGTTAACTACTGTTGACCTGATTCCATTCCAAATACTAGATGCAGTTGAGTGGATTGCATTAAATATGCTTGTTACTGCTGATTTAACTGCATTGAAGCCACTTGTCACACCGCTCCTAATGCTGTTTACAACATTGGTAATTACTGTCTTAATAGCATTCCAAACGCTAGAAGCAACTGAAAGGATAGCGTTAAATATAACAGTCACACCATTTTTAACGTTGTTAAAACCAGTAGAAACCACTGTAACAATTGCATTAACGACAGTTGAAATAACGCTACTAATAGCATTCCAAACAGTTGTTATTACAGTTCTAACCGCATTAAATATTGTGGTTGCAGTTGTCCAGATTAATGTGAATCTAGCGGTTAAATAGCTAACAATAGCATCCCATACGGCAAGCGTTACGGCTTTAACACCTTCCCATAAAGCTGTAAAGAAATTAGCTATAGGTGTCCAGATTGCAATTGCAACCGTCATGATACCTTGCCATATGGTAGTTAAGTATGACGTAATTGTGTTCCAAACCGTTGTAAACACACTTGAAACCATATTCCAAACCGTGGTGAAAATAGCCACGATTGGTTGCCATATAGCTAATGCTGCTATAACAATACCTTGCCAAATCACATATAAACCACTTGAAATTAGTGTCCAAGCAATGTTAAACGCCTCTTGAACAAGCAACCAAACGAATGTAAATACATTTACTATTCCTTGCCAAATACTTTGAGCGGTTGTGACTATACTTGTCCAAATGCCTGTAAGCCATGTTACAAGGCTATTCCAAGCTTCACTAGCTGTGGTACTGATTGATGTCCATAGATTGCTAAAGTAAGTTTTAATACCTTCCCACGCACTACTTGCATTAGTCTTAATGGATTCCCAAGTCTGACTAAAGAAGGTAACAAGGTTGCCCCAAACTTCTGTTGCTTTAGCTTTTATTTCATCCCAATTCTTATACAAGGCAACACCAGCGGCGATTAACACACCGATTACTGCTGCGACTGCTACAATTGGCCAACTAATAGCACCAATAACTGGCGCTAGGAATGTAAAGGCCGTTTGTAATAGACCTACACTAGTGATTAATGACTTGATAATTGAGAATGCTTTAAAAGCACCAACAACAATCGGAATCACACCAGAAATAATTTTAAATGCTGCAACTGCACCTAAAATACCAGCAATCAAAGGTCCCCACTTGTCAAGAAACTCTGAAACATCATCAATAAGCTTTCTAAAGTCAATTTCTAAGATAGTGTCTTTTAGATCACTTAACCCTTGTTTCATGTCGGCAAATAACTGACTGTTTCCAAAGCTTTCTTTTAGTTCCATAAACTTATCAACTAAATCGCCTATAACGTCTTGTAAGGACTGAAATGCTGTTGAATTGGACACCTCATCTCTAAGCTGTGCAAACCAACCTTGAAACTCTTGCACCTTTCCACCAGCTTGTTGTAGCCATTCGGTAACACGTTGTAAAGCTCCGACAACTGGCTCTAAAATTGGGCCACCAACTAGCGCTAGGAAATCTTGCCAAGCTTGTTTGACGTTACCCATAACGTTCTCATAGCCATCAGCTTCACGGCTAGCCTGTCCAGTCGCTCCACCAAGCTCTTGCATGTTTTGGGCGTATTCTAAACGCGTAGCTTGTTTCGTGGCTTCATCTAGTGCAGACCATTCAGCGGTAGATCCTACAAGTCCTTTTTGGATAGCGAACTGAGCCATTTGGGTTTCATTGGCAAAAATACCAATGGCTTCCCCACCCTCATAGTTACCTTTAATAAAGGATGTTAGCGATTGGTTAGCACTTTCATAAGACACATCATAAAAAGCAGCAGCATCCGCTGATAAGCGTACTGCATCACTTGCTTGTGTCATGGCTTCTTCGGTATCCATTCCCAAGCCTTTAAACATCGATGTCATCTTAGTCATAGATGGTTTCAATCGAGTTGGCACCATACCGAATTCATCCGCCATCGAGGATATCATTTTTCCTGCATCGCCTTGCATGTCGCCAAATACTTGTTCAAATTGTGCTTGAACCGCCTTAGCGCCTGCTGCCGCTTCTACTGCCGTTTTACCAAAATCAATTAGTTTTCCTGCAGCAAATACGGTACCAATAGTAATCGCTGCCTTTTTGAAAAAACCAGCGATCTTGCCACTAGCGCTTTGAGCACGTCCAGTTGTTTCATCGATACCTTTGTTTGCTTCCCTGTTGTTCAGCCCGATTGTCCCAAACAGCTTAAAAATTTCATTCATTATTCGTTCTCACCACCTTTGTTAGTAGGCTTGATGAACCTCATTGCATTAGCAATGTTTCGTTCTTCTTCCTCCTTCGATAGGGCCTTAGGTTTATTTCTGTACGCTTGTTTAAAGTATTTTTTCTTAAACGTTTTAAAGTCGTCTTTTTGGTCTTTGTGCAACCATGTTTCCCAAAGATCTTCTTCACGTTCTTCATCGTATAACTGCAAAATAAAATCCGCTAAACCTTCCAATGAGTATGTACTCATGAGGTCTAACGGATTTGCATAGCGTTTAAATAGCGTATCTTTTAGTTTAAATTCGCCACCATCGTTTACATTAATGATGCGATAGATGAGAAAAAATCAGCTAACTCTGGTTTCTTGAAGAAAGTAATAACAAGCGCTGTATATTCTTTTAAACCTAAATTTTGAATATCTTTAACTGTTTGACCTGTTAAATCAGCTAGCAAGCTATTAATATCTTTCTTAATCGTGCCGATATTAACCAATACTTTTTGAAGTAAGTTGGCCATAACTTCCATGCCACGTTTTTCAGCTTCCGCCTCTTGTTTGGCTTTCTCGGCTTTTGTTGGTTCTTTTTTCTGCTTGTCCATTGGCACAACTTTATCAGTGTTCGAATTATTTTCAAACATCTTAATAAACTCGTCTTTAATATCTAATTTACCTACAATTGATAAAAGGGTGAATAAGTCATCACCCTTAAGTTCACGCATTTCTAATGTCATCTAAAGTCCTCCTAGTATTTGAATTAAGGTGCTGGTTGCTCTTCTACGCCATCAACGGTTGGAAATAAGATTCTCCATGGGTATTGATCTGCGTCCAATTGCTCAACAGTCGCATGAGCTTCATAAGTTTGTTCTACTACCGCTTCATTATTATCTTCTGTACCTAATTCAAGCCCACCAGTTGAAATTGCGTTGTCTAAGATTGCAATAACAGGTTTATCTGTACCACTTAAAGTACCGACAATGGCCATGTTTTCAATGTAGTCACCATCTTCTAAATAGCGTTTAGTTTCAATGACTTGATAGCCAACTGGCGCCTCTCCAACTATAGCTTCTCGAATAGTACCGTTTAACGATTTACGGATATTCTCAGCCGTTAGCTCTTTCATGTTAGCTACCGCTGTGGCAGTTGCTGCCTCTAGCACTTTATTGCCTTTTACTTTCATGTGACTAGTGCCGTCGATTTCAATATCACGATAAGATTGCTCAACTGTTAGCGTTACACCGCCACTAGTAGCACCGTGCAAGGTACCTGTAAAATCACCAGCTACATCGTCATATTTAACACCTGTGTAGATAGTTGCAGCGTTAATTAAATAGTTCTTAGATGTTGTATTGCTATATCCTGTCTTTTTTAATGCCATTATTAATTCCTCCAATCAATCTTGCAGTAAAACTGCAAATTACGTCTTTTAATATTGTCGTCGCCTGTCGGTATCTTGTTAGACCGCAAAAAATTAAAACGGATGAAAAAATCATCCGTCAACTTGCGATTATCTTTGAAATGAGTTTTAAGGGCTTCTTCGATTTGAAAGATATCAATATAACTTGAATGGTTATCAAAGATATCTACATCAACATAAAAGCCGTCTACATTACGTTCTATGGCTTCACTGTCAAAGTCATAGGTAACGTATGGATAGACGACTGTAGCCTTATTATTTCGCTCATGATACGTTTCTGGCACGACTAATCTAAATTGTTGATTTAATTCTTTTAGAAATTCTATCAACTCATCACTTCCTAAAATTTAGCTTTGTAGTGCTTACCAACAATGTCTTGAATGTTCTTTTTGTTACGTCTGAAAGCTGGTCTTAAAAATGGTTGAGGTTTTTGGCCACGAGTGTAATACCATTTACCATTAGGCGCCTTATACACCCATCCACCTTTTCTACCAGCACCATTCTCGGCCATTTCACCAGTACCATACTCAACATATATTGAGTAATCGGTAGGCGAACCAACTTTACCAACCACGACACCATTTTCACGGCTTACAGTATGATTAATCTTATCTCTTAGCTCTCCACTATTACCGACTGGCGCTAGAGACTTTGCCTGTGATTCAATTATTAACCCCACTTCTTCCATGGCTTCTTCACTTGCTGATTCAAGCATCGCTTTTATCTTGGCACTGTTATCTTCAAACTTCCAACCTTTAGCCATTTAAAACACCGCCAAACTTAACGTATAGCTCATTATGGTGATGTTGGCCAACTGGATCATCAGCATACGTGATTGAGTACCAGCGGTTATCAGCATCAACTACACGCATTTTGTCAGTAATTCCTGTTGTAAAACTAGGAATAATAACAATATGCGTTGATTGCTCTATAATTGCGTTCTGAACGGCGTTAATGTCTGTACCTGTTACTAGGTCAATGTAGCCTTTAACTGTCTTAAACTTAGCCCATTCTTCGGTATAGCCACCAATTCCGTCATCAACCTGAGAAAACTGTTGGATAGTAAAAGTTTGTTGCATTTTACCACCTCATCTTTTCATACTTCTCAAGGAATGATAGTAAGCTAGATGGATAACCGTCTGTATTATCAGAACCGTTAACGTCATAGTAAGTGGTACTCATTCGGCTAATTGTTTCTGACTTAATACCGACCTTATCAGCCATTTTCACATCATACTCAATCAGCTTTTTGATACCTCGCTTAATGTCGGATGGGTATTCAACCTTAGTCATCATTGCAATCCCTGAATTGGCTTCAAAAAACGGTGTTCCTTCAACTGTAATCTGCTTACCAGCTATTGATGCCACCGTGAACAAACCATCGTTATAATGGCTGTAATTGACTTCTATGGTGTCGCCAACTCGTAAGCCTCTGATGACTTCTTTGACAAGAATGATGCTTTCACTTACAAACTCGACACCTTTAAAGCGTACGTGTTTATTTTGAAAGCTGTTGTTAGTCAATTCCCTAACACTCGTTTCAAAAGCATCTAGGTCATCTTGTTCAATACTTGGATTGAGTTTACGGGCTTCCTCTAAAGTAATAATCATCTTAAAACCTCCTCAAAATAAAAGAGGAGTAGTGACTACTCCCCTAAAAGTTCTAGCATTTGATCCTTAGTGGCGTTTTTAGCGTATTCAATACCACGATCGTCAGCAACTTCTTTTAAACCTTTGACATCTAGCTTGTTTAAGTTGATGCTTTCAGTTTGTTCTTGTTGTTCTGTTTCTTCAATACCAATTTCTTTAAAGCCAAGGGCTAAGTATTTCTTAGCCTTGACCTCGTTATCGGTTTTCTTAACAACATTATCTAGTTGAAATGTACGCATAGGTTGCACCTCCTATACTGCTGGTTTAGTGTTAGCGTAAATTGACGTTAACTTGCTAGCTGGTACCCATAAGTCATGATATTTACGGTAGTCAATCTTCCAAGCGTCTGCCTTTTGGTTGGTGTCTGGTGCAAATGTACGCACTTTGTCAGTCTTAGAGATTGCGATTGGTGCATCTTTTGTTGAGATTAACCAGTTGATATCTAAAGCGCCTGCTGCTGCTTTAAATCCACCTACCTCTTGCCCTACTGTAGTACCATCGTTAAACTCGAAAGCAGTTTTCAATAACTTAGAAGGTGCTTTTACAATTGCATTATCGTTGAATGATTGTACTTCAACTGATAAAGCGCCCTTAGCAAGCATTGCTTTAGAAATGTAATCTTTACCAGCTTTAGCTAATTGACCAGCTAAGATTGGGTTCATTGTGATTACCACTTCTTTAGCACCGATAACATCTTCCATACCGTTTAAGTCAGCAAGTAATTGATCAACAATATCAGTGGCAGTAACCGCAACTGAACGTGTTTGAGATGCATCAATAGCTAATGTAGCTAACTTAGAGTAACGGTAAGCATCAATTTCTGGCACTACCATTGTACGTTGGAATTCACCCATTACAGTACCTGCAGTTACCACAAAGTTAGTTTCGTCTACGTCCATAGCATCAATTGAGAATGTACGTCCACGGTCTTGTGTTAATGTGTAAGTTTTCCATTCTAGTGTTACGTCACCGCCAACAAAACCAGTTGTACGGTCATAGTCAGCTAATCCATCCATTAAAATGTTAGGTAGTTTAACTTCGTTACCACCGTTGTATTTTACTAAGTTTGCGTTTGCTTCCATCCAACCTGTAGTCGATTCTTGTACGACTTGTTTGTCTAATGATGGTTGGAAAATTTTTGAATATTCTAATACGTTTGGCATTTATTTTTCCTCTTTTCTTTTTATAGTCCTAATGCTGCTTCAAAATCTGCTGTTGCTGTTGCTTCTGGATCTGATGGCTTACCTTCATCAAGGCCATTATCAACGACTTGATAGCCTGCTGGTTCATTTGCTGGCTTGTCATCCGTTCCAAAGAACGTTGGATTAGACTCTTTTAAAGCTTTGACCTTGTTGTCTAAATCAACGATGTTCCCGTCTTTATCAGTTTCAACCTCACCAAGCTTGTATAGCATGTAATCAATATCCTTTACGCCTTCTTTAGTAAGCGTCTCTTTGATTGCATACTGTTTTTGTTCTTCTGCTCGGTCTGATTTCAGCTGATCCATTTGAGTTTTATATTCATCGATTTTAGTTTGTAAGTCCTCAGCGTCTTTGTTTGACTTCTTCAAGTTGTCAACAAGCTTGTTAGCGGTAGTTAAATCAGATTCCAGTTGTTCTTTTTGTTCTTTCAACTTGGTATAACGAGTATCAAGATTTTCTTCGTTGGCAATATATAAGTTTTGTTCTGGCATGCCTTGCTCAACTTTAGTAGCTTGTTCCTCAGTCAGTCCTGTTGAAATTAAATACTCTTTAAATGTCATGTTTATTGCTCCTCCTATTACGCTTTTAACAAGGTTGCATCTTGTATAGTTGATTGCTAACGTGCAATCTTACGCAAAATAAATAAGCCTTTTAATGTCATGCTTAGGACAAGATATATAGACCACTAGCGATTGCTAACGGCCTATAAAATACTTAATAATCTAGTGATGTCTGACGGTTTGTGCCCGTCGTATTCGGGAGCGAACTCTAATTCTTTGACTTGATAAATATCCCAAAATTCTAGATTGTAATGATATGTATAACTACCTTCTGGCGTCTCAATTCCACAGATAAAGCTATCTTCATCAAACATAGTGCCGTCATGATGTTTTTTGGATTTCCACGCAATCACTGGATTTTGATTACAGATAATAGCAAATAGTATCATTCTGTGATAATAAAGCTCATCAAATGTATGATATCCATCTGAAACTTCTTTTCTTGAAATTCCATTATCCCTTAATTCTACAAGTTCCTTGTTAATTTCTTCGATTCTTGTATTCATATCAATCTCCTTTTTTGTTTTCATCGTATTCAAAATTTAGATACCTGCATCTTTCAGCATAAAGATCACACTCCTTATCTACCGCAAACGGTATGCCACTAGAATGCACCTGTTTAATACCTTTAATAGCCATCGTTTAATCATTTCCATGACTCTCCTGATGTTTTGATTGCGTTCAGCATGTTCTCATTAACTGCATTGACTATGTCTTTGCCGTCAACTTGGCTATCAATTTTAACGGGCTTGTTCATTTCGTGTAATTCTTTACGAATGCCTTTAACTTCTGCTAGCATTTTCTTTTCAAATTCAGTCATTGCCATTGTGATGCCTCCTAACTTAATAATCACGTTCATAATAGTCATCGGGGACTGGTACAGGCTTATCAATATCAATTCGGCCGTTAATAAATGCTGCTAATTGCTTAGCCCCATCAACTGTAAAATCATAGTTATCATCTCCAGTGACATAGATATACTCATACAACGGAAATTCTTCATCAAATTGCTTTTGATATTTACCAGTAGCGTTTTCTATAATTTCCATTGCGCCATCTTCTGCGGTAAACATTTAACCATCTCCTTTTATGATGTCGTCCACAATTTGTTCCCAAATTCCAATAGATTTAGGAAATACCTCTTGTAAAACTTGATAAGATTCTGGGTTAACTGTGATTGATTCTGAAACATGAGCAAAGAATTCAGTTTCTAGTTTTCCGTCACGTTTCCAATAGTTTTTACCGTGACCTGTGCCTAATGGTTTGTTTTCTCCAATATACCCAGTGCCTTCAGCAATATCTGATAAAGCACCATATGTTTCTAGGTTTTCTTTCGCTAAGGCCTTGTATTTACTTAGGAAGGCTTCACGATTCTTCCGACTTTCATTGTATATCCGAGAGGTTTCTTCTTCCCATATTACTTTATCGGCTTTTTTACGAGGTTTTGGACCAACATCTTCATACATAGGTAAATCGCCATTTAAGTACTGCCAGAAATCACGCTTAATCGTTTCTTTAAGGTTGTATTGCGGGAGGCTTGAAGCATGGCTGACAATATTGTCGACTTCAACCATTTTTCCTTTTCTACCCTTGATTTTTTTCTTGCCAGCAATATATGTTTTTTCCCCAGTCAGAACTTCTAGGCCGATGTTATCAAAAGCGTGGCCGTTTTCATGGAAAACAGTCTGTAAAGCTGGTTTACCTAACCTGTCAGTGAAATCACGATCATGCAGCTTAACCACATTTCTGTGAGCACTCGAAACCCCATTCGTATTGATGACTTTCTCGTATTCAATCCTGTCGCCGTAATGACCATATAACTGTTTAGTTCGTTCATCAGTAATATTATTCAGCGCATTTACAAATTGACCATACCTGTCATCTCCCACAGCTTGCTTCATGTCTGTTTGATCCATGATTTTGAATCCATCAAAGGTTACTGTTTTCGGTGTAACTGGTTTAGGTTGAGCTTGTTTATAGCCTTTAGCCACTGCCCAATCATTATAGTTTGCATAGTCGATTACCTCGCCTGTTTCGTTATCCTTGCGGGCGTCTGGTGCTATACCATTAACTACTGTAATAGTTGTGCAACGGCAGTTAATATCTTGCTCTGCTACACCAAACAACCTAGGTGCATCAGCTTTTAAGCCTTTATATTCAAACTGTTCTTCAACATCAACCGTCTGGCCATCTAGTTCTTGGTGCGAGTGGCGTGTTTTCTTATCCAAAGTTGATAGCCATCTCTTTTGAATGTCAATACCTTTATTCTTGGCTTCAACGTATGATCTTTGTTTAGCAGCAGATTGCACACGTCCGCCCTCTGTTCTGGCAATACGCAAGGCTTGCTTATAATTAGCCTCCGTTATCTCACCAATACGCTTAGCCACCTTAGCATAGCCCTCACCCCTAAACGAACCTTGAAGCAGTGCATTAGTAGCTTCTTTAGCCAATTGACTTTGGTTTGTGTATAACCTTGTGGATAACCTCTTGCCAGCTACTGGTGTATTAACAAGTTCGGCTATATAGTCCTCTGGCAACATTGCAAAGTTGAGTTGAATATTTTCAGCGCCTTCAAGCGTATAGAATGTACCAAAGTAACCTTGAGTACCTTCATCAGATATAAAGCTACGCAACAACCGCTCTTCTTTACCACCCATTTCATTAATTACGTCATTAATCTGAGTAGCAACCTGTAATTGTCGTTCAACTTGCAACCTTTGAGAAAAGCTAAGCGAGTCATAAGCATCTATATACTGCTTAATTTCCAATTTAAGTTGTTTTAAGCCGTCTTTATAAGCGTTATATAGTTCGTTATCCATTCGCTTATATCGCTTCTTAGATAGCTGTTCTAGCTCCTTATTCCACTTGTCCAGTTGTTGCATCATCTTCACCTACTTCAACAGGGTCAGTGTCATCTTGTAAGCCAGTTGTATAGCCTTGTTCCTCAAGTAATAGCTGTACTTCTTCTAAATCGAGCTCAAACTGCTCGCAAATAAGCTTCAAGACTGATTCATCATCTAATCTTGGTGCTGATGCAAGAATAGATTGGATGATAACCTCTCGCGTTTCAGCTTGAACTTTCTCATTCAAATAGATGTCATTCTCGTTGACCATGGTTTCACGGGTGATGTTGATTTCAATGTCGCTAGCATTGTAACTTGTTTCATTACGTCTATTTATATCGTCAACAATTAGCTCATTAATCCACTTAAGCATTGATCTAAGTCTTACTTCTGCTTTGTTAGCTTTCATGTCCAGCAAGGCGTATCTTGATTTAATAACCACGTTAGTAATGTTACCATCACCTAATTGCGTGCTATCAAAAGCCATACCAAACTTATAGATTGCATCCTTGTCAATCTCTAGTTTAGTCTTACGTGCTTCAACAGGAATATTGACCGTTTGAACGTCAACGCCACCATTTTCACCAACACCAACTGTCTTTTTAGCTTTGATATTTTGTCGTAACTTAGAAAGGTCATCACCCCTAAAGCCTCGCACAACATAGATGGCTTCTGAAAAGTCTTGTAAGTTATTTGATAAGAATGCAGCCATTAGATCATAATCATCAATTAGCGCTTTAATTGGCTCTAAATCTGTACGTTCTTGCTTGTTATTAGATAAACGGTAGAAAGGTATCTGCCCCATGTTTCGTTTCAATAACTGACCCTTATCATCCTTAGCCACAACGTGTGGTCTAGGATTTAATTCACGGCTATCATCAAATTCAAAACGTTTATTCTTATCAGTGATAAAGAAAGTGACTTCTTTATCGTCCCATACCTCAGCAATCGTTACGGTGGTATTTTTACCTTCAACCGTTTTATCCTTGTCATAATAGCGAATGATACGCTTATTGCCTTCATCATCTTCAACTGTGAACGTCTGTAAGCTGTCAGAAACTTGGAAACATAACTTGTCATCGGTGTTAGTACGTGCATAGGCATATTCAAACCCTTTCTTAGACGACCCTTCTAGCACTTCTTGCAAGAATAGTTGGAAATCTTCGTCATAATACTCTTTTAAATATGTCTGAAATTGCTCATCTTCAACCGCCGCTTCAACTGGATTAGATAAAAGGTATTGTACCTTCTGGTCTACTTGCTCCGTAAAGAATGCATGTGGAATCTTAACGTTTGAGGCGTTCTTATCTTCACGGATGACGTCATTATCATCAATGTAAAAGATGCGGTTCTTTAAAATGTCATGTTCATAGTTGTAATAGTTAACGCCTGTCTTAGCTTTATCTTTATTTATAGATTGCTTATCATTATCAATCGCCTTATTTAAAGCCGTTGCTAGCACTTTCGTGTTATCACTAAATAGATATTTATTATCCAAATTATCACCCCTTAATATAGCCAATTGTTAGGCTTACGCCATGTTTCAATTCCATAACGCAATGCTGCCATTGCATCGTCAAAGATAGGTACTGGCTCATCTAAATACTCACCAGAACGTTCATCTTTCTTCCACTTCCACTGTTGCATCTCTTTCAAAGTGTTAGTGCACGATGGATGAATATAGATGTTCCGTTGTTTCAGCCAGTCAATTTGAGTGGCTTGGTACTTCTTATCTGTGGTCTTTTCCTTTTTAACTGGTCTAGCCATATAACCAGCTTGCTCCCACTCCTTGATACGGTCTGGCTCTGCTGAATCACACCACATATCTTTGTTCTTAGGAATAATTCCCTCAGCTTTTTGAATAATTTCATCAGTTGTTTTCTCATGTTCATAGATCTCACGGATAACATAGATGTCACCATCTTTCCAACCAAGTAAAAGCAATGCATTAGCATGGTTAAAACCAAAGTCCTGACCAGTTGAAACATCATCATAATCATCGATATTTTGCGATATATCACGAGTTTCATAGTTATGTAGGATAACCCCACCTAACTCGCCCCAATCGCCTAAGCCATAGATACGATAGCCGTCTGGGTCTATTCGCTTACGTCTTTCCATACGTTGATTGTATGCTTCATCTATAAACCGATTCTCCAGATATGTTGAATGATGAGTCAAAACATTATCGTCCTGAACATCAAAAAACACCTTCTTAATCCAGTGTGTTTTAGAAACTGGGTTAAAGGTGCATCTTATTTGATAAAATTGTCCTTTCGGCAGTTGGCCACGCAAACGGTCATCGATGATTTCAAAATCGCTTTGTGTTATTTCTGTTGCCTCTTCAATCCAAACATCAGTTAGTTTTCCCCGTTTAAATGTGATTGATTTAAGCTTCTCACGTTGTTTCTCATCGTTGACACCCCTAAAGATAATCTGATTGCTATTTAGCTTGCATTCTATCTTCATAGGGCTTTGTGTTACTCGCCAATACTTGTCGGCCTTACGCCCAAACATGCGGTTTATTGCCCCTGTAAGCTCCGCAAAGGTACTGTCACGGTTGGTTATGTCTGACTTACGAACACAAAGCAAATTGCGCCCCTTTTGAGCCATTAAACGCAAAATATAATGCTGTGCCGTATCAGCCGATTTACCGCTACCAGCACTACCTTTCATGACGATATAACGCTTTTTAGATTGGTCAGGTTTCTTGAAATTAGCGTTTGCTTGAATTTTAATCTCCATCGCCATCATCACCGTAATCAATCTTGATGCTGATTTCTGTATCAATCTCGCCAGTGAGTTCAGTCTTATCAGTCCAAATGCCATAGCGCTTACCAAGCAATTCAGCAGCTTTAATACGATCTTTAGCACTCACATCAATGTTATCAATTTCTTGTGCGCCCTCACCAACACCTCTTAAAGTCTGTTCGGTTTGTTCTCCACGAACAATGGAAGTCAGATACTCAAGCACCTCTTGTTGGTCAGCAACCCGTTCATTTTTGAGTATTTCGAGCTGTTCATCTATATAACGCTTGATTGTAGTGTTTTGTAGTAATTTACTTGCATTAGTATTCGCATACTTTTTACTGTATCCAGCTTCAATCGCTGATTGTGTAGCGTTCCCACTAATGATGTACTCATCAGCAAAACGCTGCTGCTTTAATGTTAATTTCTTTTCTTTTGCCAATTTTCCACCACCTTTCAATGTATTAAAAAAGCCACCCCTCAGAACATATCTGCGCATAAAGCGTGGGTGGTTGTTGATATCATTTTAAAAAGCGGTAAAAGCCATGCGAGCATGACCTCTACCTAAAAACCCGACGCGACTAAGCAATCAGGCCAGCAAATGAGCTGTTTCCTTTTTATTTTAAAAGCGAGCAATCTACCAATTGAGCTATTGCGGAACATTACTCATTTATACGCTCATCTGCAAGTGCCATCCGATAACTAAATATCCTGCTCCTAGGGTGCACTGATATCCTACTATCCTATGGGTTAGGTCTAGTGTTATCGTGCCCAAAATGACACTAGCAAATCAACATACAAATAAAGCAAGGAAAGCAAGGAAAGTAAGGGATTCGAACCCTTGCACGCTTTTACACGTCTAGCGAGATAGCAATCCGCCCTCTTAAGCCGCTTGAGTAACTTTCCAATGTTACATATTAAAAATGCCCTAGGTAGGGATTTGCACCCTACATAATATGAGATAGGCGTGTGACGACGCCTCGTTTTACTTCTTGCTAAATCTGTGGGACTCTATTCCATCCACCATATCCTCGTCATGAGGGTAATCTATTTCTAGCAACTAAAAGTTGGGAAGAGTTCTCGCTATCTCGTTTAGCTTATCTGTTACGCGGTCTCACCAGAACAGTTCTCTCATATCTGATTATTGTCTACCTATTCCAACACTAGGGCTAAATATAAAGCAAGGTTAGTCAGTGATGATTAAATGAGCTTCATTATTTGAGCTGACTGTGCCTTGCTATAACTAACAAGGGAATCGAACCCTTACAAAGCGTGCTGTCTTTGCGACACCAATCATAGCTACTGTTATATATAGTCGGGAGGTGCCCAACTTTTGCCTTGCACCATTTCCGTGGCTCAAGGACTTTACTCGTTTATCTCAGGAATGGTGATCCAAAAAGGAGGTGAGATAAGTTTACCGACTTATCTCAATTAGCATAATACTATGTTTCTCAATCACACATCTTTCAATAATCACTCATTTTCAAAAACTAGCAAACTACCACTTTGAAAAGCTTCCGCAAATTCTATCATAGCTTTGCCAACTTCACGGTAATAGGTTGCTTCGCTGATGTTTTCAGCGCTATAAACCTCATAATCATAAAACCTAGTTGAATTGATGTACTTATTGTATATGCGTTTTCTAGAATAAGCATCCAAGGCATTAATTGCAGCATTGATATCACGATATAAACTAACTGCATCTAATTTCTTAATAGTCCCATTCTCAATTGCACTTGAATTCATACCGGTGAAGCTCTTCGGATCTAGGCTATATGTTGCTGTGACCTTCTGCTCAATTGGCATGCCTGAAAGTCGTCTAATCTTATGGTAATTTTTAAGTAGACTATCCACTTTTTCTTTTGTTTTCTTTTCGTTAATTTCAGGAAATAGCATGCCAACACTCCTTCTAGTTTATTACATCCTTAACATAGTACGCTTCAATATCACTTGCCCTAATGATTCTCTCAGTCACCATACTGCCGATATCCTCGTTTACATAGATATCTTGCTTATTAGATTTAATCTGTCTATCTACTTGCTCATAGGCACTTTCCCCATCGATTTCTAAACACCCTGTTTTACCTTGAATTACCGTTACTTTTTTGTACGCCATTTTGACCTTTCCCTTTCCTGCTCACGTTCCGCAATGATATCGTCAATCGTAGCCATCGTTATGCCAACGAACGTGCCGACCACCGCAATCAATGTCAATGCGCCAAGTCCTAATAATAATTGTGTTAGTACGTTCATCTACTCCACCTCCTCAAAGTCAGCATTAGTGTCGTAGATACCTATTTTGTTCCACTGTTCTATTGTCATTTTAGTTTTAAAAGAATCGATACTTTCTTTGCCACCAACATATAATTTAGAAAGTATAGGTCTTTCGACAATGTGACGGTAATTCCAAAACACGATTGTAGTTGTGGCTAATTCCCAACCTTTGATTTTGGCGTAGTAAAGTGGCTCTTGTTCAATATCGTATCCATGTAGAATAGCTTTAGACAAATATTCTTGTGCGTTTTCAAATCCCCCGTCACCAGATAAATCATACAATCTATCAAAATAATCCTCTACTTTACGCCCATTAAAATAAGTTAAAGCATGACCCCGACCGGCTCTATTTAGAAAGTACAATGCGTTTGTTTTATTGCCACCAAAAGTTTTATACCAATCATCAAACCATTGTGGCACTACTGGTTTCTCAATTTCAATTTTCATAGGTCAGTCCTCCACTCCGAAAATGTATTTTTTGATACGGTCTTCTCCGACTGATTGGATAGCTTGTTTAGCTTTTTCTTCGCTTTCAAAGTAGATAGTCCCTTGGAAAACATATGCTAATCTAGTGTCAAATTTAAAACCGTCACCATCAAATAGGATAGCTGTATTTTCTGTTCCCCACATAAACGGTCTACTAAACTTCCGCAATTCAGCTTCAACCTTTAACTTTTCACGAGCGAACTGTGCTTCTTCGTCGGTTTTGTAAATGTTACCTATGTCTTGTGCTCGTAAACCAAAGTCAGATTCATTCCACTGAAACCAATCGATACGACCAGTGGCTTCAATGAAGTGATATTTGTCACCACGTTTTGGAAACTCCTGCTCATCTACTTTCAACGCTTCTACCCGCCTGTCAAATTCATCAATCATTTCATTTTTAATCTTTAAAATTTCTTCTTGTAACTTCATCATTTCTCCTCCTAATAAACTACCTTATGCCCAATTTCCCAACTCACCTTACTACCTCTTGTTGCAATATTTTTGAATGTTATAGTTCTCTTCTTAGGCTTGCGATTTTTGTCTTTTCGCTCTTTATACTTGCTATCAGCTTTTAATAAATCATTGCCAATAATCGCTGCTAAATTTTGATATTGTCTCCAAGATGAAATCACTGAAATTGAATTTTCTATTTTGCGGACAGTTTCGTATGGTATGTCTGCTAAACTTGCTAGTTTGCTAATGCTATATCCGTTCTCAATCCGATATCTAGCAATTATATTCGGGTCAATATCGCGTGCAATGTCTCTGTGGCGCTCATACTTCCTGATGTTTTCAGGACTACGATAATCATGTCCAAAAAGTTGAGCTAATCCTTTGTCAATTTTAGGTAGCATATCCTTAATATCTTCGTCTTTATGCCATAGGAACATCCTTACTTCGCAATCTTCACGCATTTTGGTTTGGGTCATGTCAAATTCAAAAGACAGTAATTTGTATAAATCTCTAGTTGATAAGTAATTCATATTCTATCCTCCTAAAACGGTAACTGATCATCTGTGACGTTGATGCTATTTTGTTGATTAGCAAAACCACCAAACTGACTAGCATTATTTGCTCCATACTGCCCCTGTGCGGTGTTTTGTGTTTGTTGGTTGTATTCACCCACGTTGTTGTTTTGAGCGCCACTAGCGTTATTATTTTGGCTATTCTGACCTCTAAATCCAAAACTATCTACAACAATCTGTTTGTTATAGTGAGTTACACCATCTTTTTCATAGTTGTTATCTCTCAGCTCACCAGCTACTCCAATCATGTCGCCTTTATGGAAATAGTTAGCAACTGCCTCAGCTCGATTTCCAAAGATCACACAATTATGAAAGTCAGCTTGTCTCTCACCATTAGCATCTTTGTACGCTCTGTTAACGGCCACTGTAAACTTAGCTACTGCCTTGCCGTCTTGCATATGCGATAGTTCTACATCTCTTGTTAGTCGTCCGTTTAAAATTATTGTGTTATCTGCATTCATTCGCTTACTCCTTCTATTTCCACTACTACTCTTGGTTTTTCTTTGTCGATATAAAACGAATCTCTGAAATTGCCTATCTGTTTCCAACCGTCATTTTCAAGTAACCCCGCCTTTAGCATGCCGTCCAAAATGAACTTTTTACCAAAGGCGATATTATCTTTGTCTTTTTTTCTATTTGGCACATACCATTTAAAATGCAAATCAATAGGCATTTCATCTTCTTTGATTTCAAGACCTTGGTTAATCGCTGCTTTAACTGACAACGCACATAACCTTGTATAGGCTCGTTTTGATTTAGCACCTTTCATGCGATTAGCCCTGTTGTTGTTGATATATGTGTTCAGGTCCATTAATTCGTAAGGAATGATGATTTCTTTATTCGCCATCATTACCAAACACTTTCTTTAACTCTCTTTGTTCATCATCAGTGTAGTGAATAGAATTAGCTGAATAGAAATTACCTTCATCATCTTTCACTCCAAAGCCTTCAACTGTGGCGGGATCATTGTGTAATTTTGTGAAACAATCTGGGCATTTTGTGTAGCGATTTCCATATCGACCATAAACTTGTTTTTTTGTCTTACATGCAGGGCAATCGATCGCCACTTTTACCGAATCGCCATATTCGTACCAATTTTTGTCATGTTCCATTTCTTCTTTTTCTGTTTCTGGAACAAAATTTTCTTCAAAAGCTTTTGTGTCAATGGTTACATTTGGCTCATCTTGAGTGCCAATTAACTGTAATAGCAGCATTACCTTTCTTTGTGTAATTTCTTCTGCTTCAAAAGTTACTTTTCCTGCTGTTGAGCTAATCATGATTTTTGCCATTTTCTTCTCCCCTTAATACTGAACTCTTTAATTTTTCTAATGCTGCAATTTCATCTTCACTAACTTGTTTTGGTTCTATAGCTGCTTCTTTGCCTTGATATTTCTCTTGTCTTGTTTCTTGGTTTAGCCATTTAGGTGCTACAGATTCTTTCTGTGGTTTGTTATAAGACTTTTTAGCCTGTTTATTTTGATGTTCCACCTCAAGCGCATTAATATCTTCGATGGATTTAACATTCTTGTTATACCAGTGTTTTAAAATCCCACGAACATAGCTGTATGTCGTCTTACCTTGCTCAAGCGACTTCTTCATCGCTTCAACAACTACTTCTTCACTAAACGTATTACAGGCATCAACAATACTTTGAGCTGTATACGGGTTAACTACACCAAAATTCTTTTGGTAAAAATCAATTGCTTGATTAATATCGTCGTCAACGTCAAGATGTTTTAATTCGTTTTCTTTTTGCGTCTTATTATCTTGTTGTAGTTCTTCTTCTTTATCTATTTCTATATCTAATCTATTCTTATCTTCTTCTGTACCGTCACGTGACGTCACGCTAACGTCGTTGTTGTTACTTTCTAACGCTTTTTGCTTCTTTCTATCACGATAGCGACGGTTTCTTTCGGCATTTTGTTGTCTGATTTTGTCCAGCCCATCAATATTTTGATGCTTTTCCCAATTTGTAATCTCAATCAATCCATCGTGCCATTTCTCTATCATTCCAAATTGTTCTAATGTGGAAATGGCTAGACGCATTGTGTTTAAAGTTTGATTACAAATAGTAGCTAGCATTTCATCCGTGTAGTAAATATTTTGTCCCATGTAGACTGATCCTCCATCATTAGTTTTCCCCGCTAAACAAAGCAGCTGAACCCAAATAACAATGATCTTATCCCCTTCTGGCATAGTACGAATAAGTTTTATTTTCTCGTCATCAAACATATTTACCGATAGCTTTATCCATTTAACATCTGCCATACCTTCACCTCCTATTCCGCTATGTAGGTTGGAACTCCAACAATCGCCTGTATTTCTCGTTTAAACTGCTCTGCATCTGAATTTCTGTCACTAAGATGCAGTAAATGTACTTCTTGCAACTTTGATAAATCATTAACTTTTAGAAATTGCTTCACATTACTTAATTCAAAGTGACTTGTAATGATTCTTAAACGCTGCTTTTTATCTATTTTTCTAGATAAGAAGTTATCTTCTAAAATATCTAGATCATAGTTGCACTCAATCATTAGATGAGTGATGCCAGTAAATTTATATCGAATGTAATACGTGTCAGTTGCGAACAGCACTCTTTGCTTAGACGGCGTCTCGATGAGGAAACCCAAAGGCTCTTTAGCATCGTGTTCAATGTCAAACGGCATAATTTTCCAATTATCGGTGGTAAAATTTCTCTTAGCTTCAACATGATTGACTCTGTGGCTTGGTACACCGCTGAGTACACTTCCTGTACCCGCTGAGCAAAATATGTCTGCCGCTGTTCTGTTAACGATATCCCTAGCGTATTTGGCGTGATCTTGGTGTTCATGACTTATTAGCACTACTTCTACTTTTGACCAATCTAGTTGCATCCTTTTTGGTTGTATACCTGCTTCTAGTAACAAGTGACTGCTACCGTCTTTTAAGAGATAGCAGTTACCTGTAGAATTGGATCCAAATGTTTCAATTTCTAGCATGATTAGAACCCTGGTAATGCTGTTTCAAAGTTAGGATTTGCGTTTTCTACTTTTGGTTTAATATTATTAGCTTGTTTAGGTTCTTCCTGTGGTTCTTCTTGAATAGGGAATGGATCTACAATCTCTCCTTCAGTAAAATCAAGTTCTTCTGAATTTGCGTTCTGTTCGATTTCTTGTTGAACACTCTCATCAACAGATGGTGTTACATCATGACGAACTGGTGTTGATTCTTCTTCTGTGTACATAGAACCTAAATCAGTTGGGAATGTTTCACGCAAAGCTTGTACTAAAGCTACTTTTCGAATCATTGTTGAAGGCATAGATTTCCATGTTGATTGATTTTTTGAATACTCTTTCATGCTAACTTCTGCAATTGTTGGTATAACACGATCATTACGGTGTACTTCTGCCCAACCACCAACAAGGAGCTCATCTTCTAGGCTAAAAGTTCCTTCTCGTTTTTGGATTTGACCATCTTTGGTTAGAACAATAATTCCTGCTTTAAAGCCTTCATATTTATCGTTTTGCTCAGCTCGTTTCATGAATGCTTCTTTACCAGTAATAATCTGAGCATCGTTACCGAATTTAACCAGGTAAGCTTCATTCAAGAATGGGTTAAGTTTTTGGTATTTACACAAGTTCATGAACATCACAACTTCTTGATCGGTAACCTTATCTGCTTGGCCACGCACTAGATATTGCTTCACTGTATTCATGGTTAGGTTTACTGCTTCACCGTTAACTTCATAAGACATTTTCACGTTTTGTAATTGGTTGTTAGTAGTCATTTATATTCCTCCTATAATGCTGATACGTTAAGATTTTTATGATTTGAAACTGATAAAGTGATTAGTTGTGTGTCGATGTCGATTAACTCGTTAACACCTTCTGCGTTATCAATAAATACTGGTACTTTTGTTTGGTAGTAGTCCATCAATGTATTAATGATGTCTAACCCTGCGTTAATTCGTGCCGCGTTATTCAATCCTGTTGAATAGTTGTTACCGTCAACCGTTGGCTCACATACTTCTTCAAGGCCACCGTTGATGTTTTCTTCAAACAACTTAAATTTAACGAACTTGAATTTGTCATTAATCGCATCAGTTAGAAGATTGACTTTTGTTCTGGTGAATTCTTCTAACAGGTAAAGTTGTGTTTCTAATTGGCCATAATGTGCTGAAATCTCTTTTTCACTGTCAATAAGTTCTTGCTTGCGTTTCGATTGGTTTGCGTATGCTGTAAACTTGTACAGATTATCGTTAATGATTACTAGCTCCGCTTTAGCGATATCAATTTTCTCGTTTAGTAACTTGATATCTTCTTCATAAGCTTCACTACCTGCAGCGATTTTGACTTGAATTTTTTGACCTTCCTTGGTTAATTGCTTGCCATGCTCAGTATCTTCAAATGGTGTTTGATCGTCCTTGATAGCCTTAATTTCGGCTTGAATGTCAGCGTTTGACTTATCTAACTCACTAATTGCTTCAGTAAGCTTTTTAATTTCGCTAATGATGTCTGATTTCTGTTGTTCAATTATTTCTGCTTTTGCTTCACACTCTTTGATTTGCTCAGCTTTTTCTTTGCCTCTTACTTGGATATCTTCTAATTTTGCAGCTTTATCTTGGTTAAATGCTTCAACTTCTTTTTGATAGTTAGCTTTAATTTCTTCAATTTGGTCTGCAGGTAATTCTTGGCCACACATTTTACAAGTAGTGCGATGCTCATCAAACGATGCCATTGTCTTATCTCTAACCTCAAAGAACTGTTTAGATAATTGGTCTTTTTCGTATACCAATGTTTCAATTTGACTGTTGTTATTTTTGATTTCAAATTCGTTTTCAGTTAGCTTATTTTTAGCAGTTGAAAGCTTATTCGTTAGCTCGTTCCTTTCAGATTGTTTCGCTTGTAGCATCTCTTCAAATCCAGAAACTTCTTCTTTCTGCTTATCGTTGTAGTCAGCAAGTGCTTCACGGTATTCGAGTTGTTTGTTAGCTAGTTCATTTTTCAACTTATTTTGGCCATCACCATTTTTGATGTTTGAAATGTCTTCTTGATATCGGGTGATTAAGTTTTCTTTAGCAGCTTCATCAGCATGTAATTGTTTTCTGTCTAATCCGGTCAAGTCCGGTAAGCTGCGGTCTACTTCATCAATTCGACTTGGCAATGCTTTAATATCTGCATTAGCTTGCTTCATTTGCTGTTTAGTTAGCTTCATTAGTTCATCTGCTGACTTGCCCTTTAAAAGCTCTGTAAGTGGCTTTAAATCGTTATTTGAAGCAATAACGTCTGCATCGGTAATATCTCCAACCATTTCAATTAGGACTTCACGACGTTTCTTCCAATCAAGCACTTCTGGGAAGTAATTAACGTTGGTTAATAACTTAAAGCGTTCTTCACCAATTAAGTCATCTAAATAGTCGGTATATTCTTTCTTCTTAACTGACAAATCATCAATCTTGAATGTGGTGCTATGACCAGAAAATGTATCTTCAATTGACCCACGCTTTTTGGTCCATTTTTCTGCAATCATCCGACTTAGTTTCTTTTCTTGGCCATCGACATCAAGCAGCAATTCCACTTCTGTTTCTAGGTGATGTAATTCGTTTCCTTGACTATCTAATGGTTTCCAGTCGAATTTACTATCTGACTGATCAGTTGAATTCTTACCGAATAGCGCCCATAAGAATGCATCATACAGTGTTGTCTTACCTGTACCGTTATCGCCTTGAACATTTACTGTTTCACCCTCTGGTGTTAACTCGTAAGCTTGAATGCCTTTGAAATTTCGAATTGTCATTTTTAATAATTTAATTTGCATGGTATACTCTCCTTAACTTAAGTTTTATTTAGCGCCTATGCCTGTAGGTGCTTTTTTTATGAATAATTTTGTGACTTGTGAACTATAGGTGTCGCGTGTAAATCTAGTAGAACATCGTCATAATGCTCATTGATTGCTTCAATATCTTCTAGATGCACTACATCCCCACTTTCAGCATATGCTTTCACTGATATTTCAATCTGTTGTTGGCGCTGCTCTTTGATCCAATCAATTGATTTTGTCTCCATTATTCTGTTTCCTCCTCAAATCCCACAAACAAGTCTGCTGTTTTAGCATATTGATAGGCCTTATATGCATTTCCTACCATTGCCCAAAATAGTAGTGTTGTAATGTACCCATTGAAGTTAAATTCAATAGCCGATACCCAACCAATGAGATATGCTACTGTCACGAATGACCAATATAAGAATTTCTTACTTGCATAATTCATTTCTACACCTCTTCAATTAATTTCAATTGCGTATTTAATTTATTAATTTGCATCTTTGTATTTGTGGATGGTTCCCAATTTTCCCAATACATTAATGCTGTCTCTTCGTCTTTTCTACGCAATAAATCGTAACGAGGAACGTTAAACATTTCTTTGAAATCATGTCCAGCTTCAGCAAATACCTCACGGCTCATTTGTGCATACGCTTGGCTATCTTTACCGCCTAGCCATTTAACTACGTTTGCTTTACGTTTTTGCTCCAATACCTTAGTGACTGACGGATTAACTGGCTGGATATTCTTTAAGTAGTCAATATCATTCTTAATGGTCTTGGTTTCAGCTTTAATGGCTTTCTGCTGCTGTAAAACATGAATCATCATGTCCTCTGGTGTCATGTTTTGGATTCCGTTGAAATCTTGTGTTTGTAATTCATTAACCATTTATAAACTCCCCTTCTATAATTCTTGGTTTATCAACCAATGTTGAAATATCTTTTGTTAGTCTTTCTAAATTTGATAAAACACTTTGTAACTCTGCTGTTGCTAGGCTATCTGTATTGATGATTTCTGAAAGATCTAAATATACAAGTCCACTGGCTTTCAGGATGGCATCGTTTATTTCTCTCAACAACTTCATCAAACTCTTATAATTTGAAATGAGTTTTTGCTGGTGGTCTAAGTCACCTTTTGCATTTTCAATTGCTTCAGTTAGTTGGTCATACTTTTCAGATTTTTCATCAACTGCTTTTCTTTCTTCCAGCAACTTGTTGTATTTTTGTTCAGCGTGTTTAGCTGACTGGATGGCAATTTGTCTTTGTTTCTCAAGTTCTTTATTTTTAAAACCTAATTGTTGAACGTCAGATTTCAGGTTATCGTAATCATGTGGCTTAACCTCTTTAATTACTTCTTTAGTCTGAACAAGTTGTGGCGGCGTATTTAAAATCTGATTATGTAATTGATTAACTTGGTTTTCTTTTTCTTCAAGTTGCTGGTCTTTTTCTTGGAGTTGCTTTTTGAGTTCTCTCAACTCTCTAACTGTTGATGGATCACCAGATTTTGCTTTAGACAATTCTTCTTGTTTTTCTTCTTCAGGAAGAGTAGTGATTAGGTAAAGTGCTGTACTCCCTAAATTCGTCAACGTTGAAGAATTTGGTAACTCGTTGGCAATTCTCATCATACGATTAGCTTCAGAATGATTAATTCCTATTCCTTCTATCCAATCAGTAAACTGCCCATGCACTAAATCATTTTCTTTTACATGATTTAATCGCCTACCAATTTCCCATATCGATTGACCTGCAATATTTTTATGATGATTAATTTCCAGCTCGATTTGATTTAAATCATTTGATAGTGTTATCTCATTCAATTACGTTTTCCCTCCTTCGCTAAAAGCTTGTACGCTTTTTCTGTCTGCTCATTTAGCTTTACTATGTAGCCATCTATACTCTGGCGTTTCGTTCCGTCAGACATGATATGTATCACCATCTTTAGTACCTCCTCCTAAACCATTTGTACGGTTTTTCCGTACTTTTTAGGTAAAAAAATAATGTCATTCAATTCGATATTAGTCACTTCAGATAATTTATGAGCCGTATCCATCCGCATAAATGTTTTATAGTGTTCATAAGAAATGTATGTAGCCACTGAAATGCCAAGCTCTTTAGCCATTTTTTCTTGAGTTAATCCTGTCATTGATCTAGCTTGTTCTATAGTAAATTTTCTAGGCATTGTATCACCCCTTCCTTTATTTGGTAATGTAAGTATATACGGATTTTCCGTACTCGTCAATAGTTAAGTCCATATTTTCTGTATTTATTTTTATATTTATTATATTTTTATATAGATATTCCCGTACTTTTTATATATAATGTAGAAAAGGAGGCGAAAAAACTTGCATTTAAAAGATAAAATAAAACATTTAAGAAAACAAAACAATTTAACACAAGATGATTTAGCTAAAAGATTAGGCGTTGCGAAAACGACAGTTTCAACATGGGAACGAGGCGGTAACCGTCCTTTAATGGATAAAATAGTAGTCATGTCAGATATGTTCAATGTACCAATTTCTTATTTTTTCGATGAACCAACTGAAGATATTGAAATAGTAAATATTCCTTTATTAGGGGCAATATCTTGCGGTGATCCAATTACGGCAATTGAGAACGTTGATGAGTATCAAAAAGAAATAAAAAACCAACTTCCTACAGGTAATCTATTTTATTTGAAAGCACAAGGCAATAGCATGTACCCAACAATCCCTGATGGCGCTATGGTAATGGTTAGAGAACAAGTTGACGTTGAAAATGGTGAAATTGCAGCAGTATTAATAAATGGCGATGAAGAAGCTACGATTAAACGTGTAAGAAGAATTAATGATCATATCTTATTAGAACCAGAGAATAAAGAATATAACTCATTAATTATTGATAAAAGGAATCCAGCAAGAATCATCGGTAAAGTGGTAAGAGTTAAATATGATTTATAGGAGGAATCAATATGAATTTTTTTAACTTTTTCAAAAGTGATAGTGATGACGATGACCTATATAACGTCCCTAAAGAATTTCATAAAGAAATTTTAAACATTTATGGCGACTATCCAGAAATGCCCTATTTTAGCCCTGATAGAGATTTTAGATTTTGGATAGATAACTATGTTGAATTATTTAATTCGGTTGTACCTAAACAGCATATGGTCAGACTTCCTAATGGTTTATTAACTGGCCACATCATTATGCTTTGGCGAGTAAGTTTAAATAATTTTACAAATTTAACAAAAATACCAACCTATTTTGAATATAAGTATGGTGTTGATGGTGAGGAGGTTATAAGAGAATTAATAAATCAAGATTTGATTATTTTAACTTCTAGTGTAAAATCGGTTGATTTAAATACTAGAAAAGAATTAATGATTTTACTTGAGAAGTACGATATTAATTACTTAAAAAGCGATAAAAAGACTACATTAGTTTCTAAAATTATCGAAAATCTATCAAATGACCAAATATCACAAGAAATACAAAAAAGAAGATATCAATTAACCGATAAAGGTAAATCTTATCTTCTTGATCACAAATATATTATTAAAAATCATACAGGATAAAAATACCCCACTCTATCATTCTTGGCGGAAAGAGAGTGAGGTTAGACACAAAAACACTTTAGTGGTGTGCTTTTTGTGTACTCCAATTTTAACATAAATAGGAGTTGAAATATACATGAGAACGGCGTTATATGTACGTGTAAGTACGCAAGAACAAGCTAATGAAGGTTATTCAGTAGGTGAGCAGGAAGAACGATTAAAAGCCTACTGTACAGCTAAGGGATGGACTGTTTACAAAGTATATACCGATGGCGGTTTTAGTGGTGCGAATACTGAACGCCCCGCATTAAAACAAATGCTAATAGATATAAAGAATAAGAAAGTAAATGCGGTAGTGGTCTACAAACTTGATAGACTTTCACGGTCTCAAAAGGATACACTGCTGCTAATTGAAGATGAGTTTTTAAAAAATAATGTGGAATTTGTTAGTATGAGTGAAAACTTTGACACATCTACCCCGTTTGGACGTGCAATGATTGGGATTCTGTCCGTATTTGCTCAACTTGAACGTGAACAGATTCGTGAGCGTATGCAGATGGGATTGGATGCAAGAGCTAGAGAAGGATTTTGGCATGGTGGTGGATATGATCCAATTGGATATGACTATATAGATGGTTACTTGCAAATTAATGAATATGAAGCTATGCAAGTCAAAAAGGTACATGAGTTATTTCAAAAAGGCTTACCGATTGCTAGAATTCAAAAGATGATGCGAGAAAAATATACAACGAAACATGGTAGTTGGGTAAATCACTCCACTGTAAGAAACGCTTTAACTCAACCAATCTACACAGGGAAGATTGAATGGAAAGGCGAGCTATACGAAGGTAAGCATGAGGCTATTATTGATGAAGATACATTTAATAAGTCGGTCAAACGTTACAATGAAATTAGCTGGAATAAAGGTGATGGAAAAAATAAAAAGCGCCCATTTCAAGCGAAACATGTACTAACAGGGTTGGTTTACTGTAACCATTGCGGTGCTAGATATTTCGCCAAAGGTAATTATTCAGGGCGTGGCGAAAACCGTAAGTATAGACCTTATTATACTTGTTATAGTAGGGCTAAAAGTGCCAAGAACATGATCGTAGACCCAAATTGTAAGAATAAATCTTATGCAACTGTTGACCTTGATAGGATTATTTTTGATGAAATTAATAAACTAGCTTTTGACCCAACTTTGATTAAAGAAATTGAATCAGATAAGCCTGAAAAAGAAAACAACAATGCTGCGATAGAAACACGCATCAAAGAGATAGATAAGCAAGTTGAGAGGTTGCTAGACCTATATCAATTGGGAACATCGTCAGTTGATGACGTGCTAACTAGGATGGATAAGCTAAATAGCGAAAAACAAGCGCTTACGGACGAGTTAGAGGTAACTGAATCAAATGATACACCTAACCTAAGTCAAGATGAAGCTGAGAAGCTTTTAGTAGAAGCTAGCGAGATATTAGAAAGTGATGACCTAATCAAAAAAAGAGAGCTTGTACACTCTCTTATAGATAGTATTGAAATAGATGGCGAGGATATCATCATTAACTGGGCTTTTGTATAA